TGCTTGTTTCTGTGGATGGCCTTTCTTGACTTCCTTAGAAATGTCTTTACTGATTTTCTTTGCTTTTTGTTTTTCTGCTGTGCTCTTGATACGAGTCTTAACCTTTTCAGATACTATTGTGTCTAAAGTTGTATTGGCTGACTTGTAATCTTTTTCACAAATCTGAGCTATAAATTTTGAAATTACGGAACGAATACTCATGTTATGTTATTTATTTACCCTTCGTATATACAAATTAAAGGGTTTTTAATGCATTAATAAAATTAATGACCTGTTCTCTAAGATAATGATCTGTCATTTTCTTAGGCAAAGAAGCTATATTCTTTTCAAAATTTTGATAAGCAGGAGCAAATTGTCCATGTTCATTTAATATCCATTGTTTGGATTCTAAAATACCATTAACAAATGCTGAAGGTACAGAAGGGTCTGCAACAACGTCTACAGCTACTAATCTAAAATCAGAAACTCTATTAGTGCCGTTACCGTCTGGAGTAAGCGATCCAAGAGCTCTACTTGATACACCAAGTCTTACTCCATCCATTATTAATGAACGAACTATTTGACCCATAGGAGTGGAAAGTACTCTGGACTTGCCTTTAAAAATATCACCTTCTTGTCTGAGTTCTGTGACCATATGACAGATTCTTTCTAAATTGACTTCTGGTGAAGAGGGGTGATTTAATTCCCCTGTTGCTCTGTTTGTTTGTATCATTTCAGATTGATAACGATTAACTTCTTTAACCATTTCTTCTAAAGGATAAACTCTCTTATTTTTATTTGGCTTATTAGCCATTAAAAAATCACCTTCAATGTGAAGAATAGAAGGTGTGTTTCTATTTTTTTCTTCTATTAAATACTTGACTTCATAGACAGGTTCTTCAACTAAGAGATTATAAACGTTTTGACTCATAATAATGTTATTGGAAATATTTATACTTGAAAGCGTCACAATCACTAAACTAAATCTTTTTCAGTTATAATTAAAAATGTATAACCTTTGTTTTTGCTCCATTGAGTTGCCGCTTCCCATTTAGCTTGATTGAGAACATATTGTGTTTGTTCAAATAAAATTGTCTTCTTACTTTTACGCGGTGTAATGACAGGCTTGGCAACATATTTAGAAGGTTTGATTTCTATTAATAATTTTTTAAAAATACCTTCTTTGTCTTTTAATAATGCAACTATGTCTACAAAATATCTATGTATTCTTCCATCTAACGGAGATTGATAAGGAATAATAACAGATTCTGATCCCCAGGTAATAACATTGATATTGTTATCCATCCAACGAAAGCATTTTAATTCTAAAGATGAGCGATAAACAATTGGCAAAGAACCTTTATACTTGGAAGGGTTCTTTGGAATAAACGTTCCTTGAAGAAAATTTCTATTCTTCTTTTTAATTGGAATTTTCATAAATGTTTAAAAATTCTTCATAATTTTTGTCTACTATACATATAAAATTGTATCCGGCTTTTTTAGCTGCTTCAAATTTAAGATCGTTTAAATGTTTTTGTTTATTCAAAATATATAAAGACTTTATTTCTATAATTAAATTCTTTTTTGGTATAAAAAAATCTGGATAATATTTTCTTTTCTTATTACCATCCATATAATTTATTTTAAAATTGTTTGTAAAATCAAAATCTTCTTCTTTAAAAATTTTTTTATTAAAAATAAAATTTAAAAAATGGTCTTCGTATCCCATTACTTTTATAATTTTGCCAGAAGGTAAAGTATAAGTTTTATTGTAGTAACTTTTGGAGAGAGCATTTTCTTGAAACCCTGTACTGTAGTTCATTTGTCTTGTAATTTCTTCTTTTGGTCTCAATATTTCTTTTCCAAAATTGTTTATTAAAATCTTTTTAATATTATAAGGTGTTATTTTTTTTATTTTAGATATATCTTGTATGTTTATTAAATCTTTCACATACATTTTATACAAACATTTTATTTCTTCTTGAGTTATTTCTATTTGTTGGTGTTTGCGAATCAATAAATTATTTTCTGTGAAATACCTATAAAGAGGTTCGAATTTAATTTTATGTTTTTTTGCTACAAGTGAAATGTTTTTAGTTATTTTATAATCTTCTATTAAATCTTTTAGGTTATTTTTAATGTATACTATAGGACCGGAAGAAGGATTTTTAGCTCTGTTAATATATTCTAATCCGTTTTCTTTTAAAATTTTTTTAAAATAAGAATTTGTTATTCCATATTTTAATTCTATTTGTTTCATAGAAACACCATTTTTATATTCTTCTAAAGCAACTGGAATAAAATGTTTATGTTTATCATTAATACTAGGCAAATGAACGCCTTCTTTTAATAATATATTTCTTACTGTATTTGCTGTTATATTGTGTAAAGGAGCTACTTTATAAGTAGATTTTAGATTTTTATAGTCTTCTATAATTTGTGTTGTGTTGTGTTGTCGCGGCATATTTATATTTACCGCTATAATAGAAAAGTTTGCTAGAAAATTATCAACTCAATTAACAACCTAGGCTTAAAAACATAGATCCAATTGCCATTAAACCAGTTATAACACCAATAAAGAATTTCGGAGGCAAGGTATCAACCATCTGGGTTTTGAGTTCTTGTTCTAACTCATCCTTTTCTTTTTCACCTTGTCTAAAAAGGTCTGCAGCATTAACCGTTTGTCCTCCAAAAATATTGGTACCTGCATATTTGCTTCTTACATGGGCTACATTTATTTTTGTTAAAGCCAATACATATCTATAAACCCACATCTGACTTACAATATCTTTAATAGGTAGGGTCATATGACATCCCACTAAACCAAAGTAAGCTGGTAATCTTTGAGGTTCTGGTATTAATTTTAATACTTGATTATGTGCATCAAATCTTATATAAGGAGTTAAAGCTAAAACTTTGTCTCTAGTATCTAACCAACTTTTTAAAGCTTGCCACGTTATTAAATCATAGCCAACATTACCAAGAAGATGTCCAAAATAAGCTTGCTGGGCAATGGTGTGCTCTATTGTGAATAAAGTATTAATGCCAGTATTATTACCTTCTGCAAAAGAATAAACATCAACAACAGGTCTATAAGCATTTCTGTCTATATCCCAACCACCACTGAGACTTGCTGTTGTGGAATCTGGATTGGCTGATTGATACATTTGTGGTGTAATATTCATCATTCTTCCTATAGGAAGACCTACACCAGGAACATATAAATCAGATCTAAAAACTAAAAATTCTTCTGTAGTACCAGCAAATTTAGTAAAATACTCACAAGCATAGTCTATATTTTCATACATTTGCTCACTGCTAACTTCTACTTGAATTAAAGGTTCACCAAGAGCTCTTCTTACTCTTTGAGCTAAAAGATCATAAGTAGTGACCTTCGGGGCAAAAGTCATTGATCCGTGAAATTTATTTGGTAATACAGAATCCATTATTATATATTTATCTAATTAAGGTTTTATATGGTAACAAAAATAGAATTATTTTCATTACTGTTATTGATAATAAAAACTAAATCACCTTTATTAAATCCTTCTACAGGTATATCATTAGCTGCTGTTGTGTTATTTTCTGCTGGTGTAAAATGGGTTGAAGGAGTTTCATCAATATATTTGGTTTCAATGGTATAAATCTTTTTGACTGTCTCGTCCATTTTCTTAAATAACCATCCTTTTATAGTAAAAGAAGTTTCTGCTGTTAATCTTTGGGCTTGTTGGTTATTTAATTCTGTAGGGTAAGACATATTAATAGCGCCATTCCATAATACTTCTGAACGTAATTCGTAAGGTTCTGTATTTTTAGAAAAGGATGGTAACTTCCAAGAAATAATAATATAAGGGTCGCAATAAGGAACAAAATTGCTAATGATTTGATCCATATCAGCTTGAAACTTGGTTACAATAGTCATATTGACACCAATGTTTACTGGTACGGGTTGAGGTATTTTTTGTACTATACCATTCGAATAACTAGATCCTGCATTAGCCGCAAATCCTTCTATCTTGTTAAAGACTCTAGACGGATCTCTAGCAATACTTGTTATATTGACAGCTACTACAGGTAACGTAATGCCACCTGGTGCTGGAGTATTTATAGACTCATAAACTCTTTGCTTAGGAGCATAAACAAACTTTATATAATTGCCAGATGTTGGACTTGTTAAAGTTTTATTATTATCATATCTTTTAACTATAATATCATTAAAAGCGGATACAAATTGCTCTAATAAAGTTTGTATTTCAAAATTAAAAGTATATTGACGCATTCGTCTTATACTTACTGGAAACGTTCTAAAAAGTGTTTAGGTAAATTTCTTTTATTATTCATAACAGCTTTAACTGCTACACCATCTAATATATAGGTAATAGAATGATCTTCTGAAGACCTAGTGCATCTACCACACATTTGAATAAGAGAATCTAACATTTTCATGGAATAATGCTCTTTATTCTTTTCAAACATTTTCTTAATACGTTTAGAACCGAGAGGCATATAAGGCGCTTTGATAATAATCTGAAATCTTCCCAAGTCGCCATCAAGGCTCAAACCAGTATCTAGAGACGGACTTACTAATACTGTATCATTATCTATCTCCTCTTTATGAATTTTTACTATATCCTCATTAGAAGTACCTATCTCTCTAAAAAGAAATTGTCTTTTTTGATTTCTTATTTTCTTTTTTAAAGCTTCTGTAATTTGATTAGTGTGAGTGTGAATAATACCCTTTTCTCCCTTATGATTATCACAAATTTGTAAAGCTAAATCTAATACTCTTGGAAGATCTTTTGCCATATTAGCATAAGAAAGATTATGTTTCGTAGAACAAAATATGGGAGACTTTTGAGCCTCAAAAGTTGATTTAATTTCTATATATTCGAATTCATTTTCTTTAATGCCTAGACTTTTGGCAAATTCTTTAGGATTACTAATGGTTGCAGACATCATTAAAACCTTATCTGCACATTGGAATATTCTTTGTGCTATTGGTCTTATATCATAAGGAGTAAAAGTAACAGATTCAGAATCCTTCTTTTCTACCATATATTCACAATCTTGCCAATTTTCAACTACATCACCAATAGTATTAACCATTCCAGTCATCTTACTCAGTCTTTGCATCTGCTTAAAATGAATGCCAGAAAAAGAATTGTTCTTCTGTGAAAGAAGAGATACTTTATGTTTAAGATCTGCTAATTCATCTTTAAGAAGAATATAGATATCTTGTAACCATCTTCCAGCTTCATCGGAATCATCTGAAATTAATTTTTTGTATGGTATATTTTCTGCTGCCAA